CACAAGTATCCCAACTTCGTGATCTCCGGTAACTGCATCAAGTTCTGTAACTGGGTGAAAGCGGCCTACGGCTTCGATATCGTGTGCCTGCCGAACCTGTATTACCTGGACATCATCGCTCCACCCAAACGCCCTCTGTTCACCAAGGGCACGTTGAAACTGGGCATCTTCGGCGCCACGCGGGTGCAGAAAAACATGATGTCTGCGGCGGCCGCGGCGCTGGTTTTGTCGCGACTGACCGCAGCGGATCACACCGAAATCTGGGTGTCCTCGGGCCGGACAGAAGGCGGCGCGGGCGTTATGGCCTCTGTACTGGCGATGGTCAGTAATATACCGAGGGTAAAGATCGTGGAGTCCGGCTGGCTCACATGGTTAGACTTCCGTGTGCTGTGCGGCCAAATGCATTTGATGCTGCAGCCCAGCTACACGGAATCTTTCAACAACGTGACTGCCGACGGCATTTACATGGGCACGCCTTCGGTCGTGTCGAACGCTATTGATTGGGTGCCTGATTATTGGCAGGCCCACGCCGACGATCCCGTGCATATCGCGCGCACTGGCTTGGATCTGCTGCGTAACCCGAAGGCTCCGGCTGACGGGTTCAAAGCGTTGCAGCATCACAATGCGCTGGCGTTGCCGGCCTGGTTGAGCTTCTTGCAGAGGTAAACATGCTTCCAGCAATCGTAGTAGCCGTAGCCGTAACATTCACCGTCTGGGGCGGCGCGCATGTAGTTCATGCGGTCCGTCATCCGAAGCAGACGATCCAGAAGATCATGCATCCGCACCACAAGAAATAGGTCATCCATGGACAGTTATCCAGAGATCGAGAACGCAAGGAAGCAACTCGAGGCCGGCCGGGACATCGACATCGTCAAGCTGCTGGCATTTGAGGCAGATTGCATCGACCCGGAGGTCAAGCATCTGGTGTTCATCCTGATCGATCTGTCCATTGAGCAGGGCGTGAATAAGCCGGAGCAGAAACTGCTGCCGGCGCCGGCATTCAAGCCGATGCATTCTTTGTTCGGCAGTTATTTAGATCACGACGACGAAAGGTAATCAAGTCGCATGGTATTCGGTATTCCTAGCATCTGGATCATCTGGGCAGTCAACCTGCTCGCACAGAACTTCGCATTCACCTTTGTGAGCCGGGCGCGCTCCTCAGGTTCCCTGAAGCGGCATGTTATTGCCGCTATCTTCTCCAATGGCATTTGGATCCTGCAGATTCAGATCCTGTTCGGCGCCATGATGGATTACCTGACCGGCAAGCATGGAATTCTGCCGCAGGTAGGTGTTGGTCTCTACTACACGGTATTCACAGTTGCAGGTTCAATTGCCGCGCACTCCTGGGCGCTGAAGACCGAAAAGGGCAAGGGCGCAGTAGGTGCCAACAAGAAATATGCGCAGATCACCAATGAACAGTGGGCGGAAGTGAACCGCCAGTTGGAGGAACTGCGCAAACCGGACGCACGCATGGTCCGCGCGTTTTAACCCAAAAGGCCTCCGAGCCGGGAGGATCACATGAAACCTCGGCACGTTGGAGTATTTGACGAACAAGAAGAAGACCGGCCAGTTTACGAGCTCCTCTCCTGGGATCTCCCTGGGCACGCCGTCAGTAAAAGGACGAAACAACATGGACTGCGACTGGGAAAACATACCCCTCGACGAGTTAGATAAGGCGGCAGCCCGGTCGCGTGCTTTATTGTTGCAGGCCAGAAAGGGCGTGGCGCATGATATCTCAGCTACAGCCGCCAGGTTGAACGTTTTGGCGATCCGCATTTCTGACGATGGAATCTCTTTCGAAGAGGAAGTCGACTCCATGGAACAGGTAGCGGACTACGCTGAGCAGTTGGAGTCAGTCATGACTCAAATCACCAGTCTGGCGATCGAATTGAGCACGGTCTGCATGTTGCGCAAAGCGATGTTGGAGGATTAGATGAAATCGTCCTTAGGGAATTCTCGTAACTTTCATAACCCGCCGAAGCTGTGCAATCAAAGTATGGCGAAGATCGGTGGCCTGCCGGTGATTCCGCACGGGCCCAGTCCGGCGTTGCACAGTTTCCAGTCGTTGCCCAAAGCTGGCAAACAGCCTGCACAGACTCCAGCTAAGACCGGTGTCAACGGCCGGCCGGCGAATTCCCGGATGTCTGTGCCGCGCGGCCGTCCATGATCGACGTCGATGCAGACAGTACGGATATTGAACTCGAGATCGGCAGCGATGACTGGGTGTGTGAAGACTCGGATTGCTGGTACATGAAGCCACCAGAGAGGAAGAAGTATGAACGACGCCTTACCACCAAACTTCGGCAGCGCAAACAACAGCCTGAACGTCGGGCCCATTAGCCTGTCCAACTTGAAGGCCAACCGCAAGCGCGGTATCCTGGCGGCTCACAACGGATTTCAACCCGGCCAGGCTCCCGTAATTCGCAACGTAACTGGAGTTCGTTACCCCAACGGCAAGAAGGCGGGCAAACTATGAGCGGCTTCTTCTCTGTGCCGCCGGCGCGTATGCCGATCGGTATCGGCAACGGCCTGAAGGTCACCAACAAGCCGATCAAGAAGGGTAACCTCTACCACCGCGGCGTGCCGCTACCACCGCCCGAACGCCAGCCGGGCTTCAATCCCAAGCAGCGCAAACCATGACAGAGAAACGTCTTCTCGACCATTTGTATCGCAAAGGTCCGCGTATCAAACAGCCGTCAGTATTGAAACTGATGAAGTTGTCCGAGGGACGCGGTACGCCCGGTTTGCGTCAATCGGTGCGTGTTAGTGACGCCCGTCGCACCAGCCGAGCGGTGTAAACCCTGATTCTGCCTATACTAGCAAAGGGTGTGACGCCTATGCTGCACACCTTATCCGCTATCGGTACCTTCCTTGTCAACAATCAAACCCTCCTGCTGACCGTAGTGCTTCCGCTGGTGCTGGCCCTACTGAAGTCAACGGCCTGGGGAAAAGCGCACCACAAAGCCCTGCTTGACGTCATGCAAGCTGTTGAAGACGTTGGGGCAACTAATGTGAAGGTGCGCGTGGCAAACACTGCACTTACTGCGGGCGCTGCCGTACAAGCGGCGATCACCAACAGTACGGATGTTGTGGATCCGAACAAGACGCCGAAACCTCTTGCTGTACGCATCCTGCAGGAACTAGCGCGAGGAGTGAAATGAACACTGGTTTTGCAAGACTCTGGGCCAACAAGGCCGGCAATACGATCTCAGGACTAGGCAGATCCGCAATTGCAAATCTAGGCGGTGGCCGGCGCGCGGCCATGATTGCCGGCGGAGGTGCTGTCGTGGGCGGCGCAACTGGAGCACTCGCCTCAAACGATACTACAACCGGAGCAGTCAAGGGCGGTCTTTTAGGTGCCGGAGCCGCAGTAGGTGGTGGGTTGCTGGGAAAGAAAGCTCTCAGTCTGCTTGCCGGCAGAGTAGGCATGTAGTCTGAATGAATTCCTACGACGCACTAACGTTGCGGTACGGCGGAGCCCTGGCTGCCGGTGCGTTCCTGGGAACTCGATTTGGCAATCAGGACGAACCCGCTCCGCAGCGCGCACTTTCCGGGTTGGCTGCCGGCGCAGTGACATTGGGACCGCTGGCTGCGACTTACCCGTTATGGAAGTCGGCTGTGAATCCGGCCGCCAAGTTCCTGGGTAAGCGGGTTGGCGGCGTGGTTTCGCAGTGGCCAGGCCAGATTTCCCAGATGTTCACCAAGGGAGGTTTGGCACGGACCCCAGTCATGCCGTTTGCGGCAGCGGGCGCGGCAGTCGGCCTGGCTTTCTCGCGTCCCGAGCACCGGATGCACGATGCTGGTGTCGGCGCAGCAGTCGGCACTGCGGCCGGCGTAGGGCTGAAGGCGTTCGGCGTTTACAAGAACCACTGGGGCAAAGCCGCCATGCCCTTCTACGCGGCGCTATATGCGGGCGCGGCGATCGCCGGCAATGCCATGAATCATGAAGCGCACGAAGAGGCCGGAGTAATGAACAGCAGCGGAGAAGTGGAGTATGTCAGCCAGCAGGAAGCCGCGCAGTTCGATCGCCGGATGGATAGCGGGATGCGCCGCCGTATGCGGAATATGAACGTTTCTGGCGAGATGGTTTTCGGAATGGGGAAGTAAGTGGACTGGAGCTGGATCAGATCGTTGCCGCAGCGGACCTCTCCGGGACGCGTGATGCAGTATGGCGTCCGAAGAGTGGGCATGCTCGGCCTGCCAGTGATGCTCTATTCCGCCGCGCGCGCGCCGCGCGGTGACAAGTTGGGCGAGTTCGCGGCTACCGGCGCGGCCGTTGCGGTTTATCCGGCGGCGACTACCGCAGCCTCTCTGATGGCAGCGTTTATCCCAGGAGTGGGACCAATCACGGCAATGGCTGCTCCATTCGTGGCGGCCGTGCTGGCCCAGACTCCAGCGGAAGGGCTGGAACGCCTGGTGCGCCGCGGCGTACGGACTTTCAACCAGTGGGAGCGGGCGACGCGCCGGCTCGAGTGTGGCGGCGACTACCAGGACACAGAAACGGCGGCCCGGCAGAGAATGACCGCGGTCCGGGATATGAACGCGTCCCTGGTTCCAGCCAGGCGTGTACTTGGTCAAGAAGCGCTGCTCATGCACCGCTAGGAGAACTCGAAATGGCTCTGAACAAGTTTCCAACTGCGCATTGCATCTGGGGTTGGCCGGCGAACATGACGATGGCGGACTTTCCCTCGTCGTACGCCAATTACGTTCCTTTGATCGCACAGGTATCCGTGGACTCTTACGGTCAGTACGTGGGTTTGAATGCCCGCGGGATCCAGCTCGAAGTACTGTTCCAGAATCCTACCGGAACCTGCGACCTCGAACTGTATGTGGCGGTCGACGGTGTAGACACCAAGGTCTGGTCGAAGACCGGCCTTACCCCTACCACCTGCGACAGCATCTTCATCGGCAACGTGGAACGCGTGGACCTGGCCGGCCAGCCGGTCAAGATTCATGTCGTGAATCTCCAGAACGGATGGGTGTCGGTGAACGCGCGGCCCAACGCTTAATCAGAAAGCTTTGTTGTGACGGAAGACTTCTTCAAGATCATCGATAACCGCAACCTGGCAGAGGATGGCAGCCTGAACGATCCAGGTCTGCGTAAACGGATGGAACATCCCTATTGCCAGCAGTGTTTCAAGGACTATCAGGAGAAGTTTCCCGGCCAGCCGTTTCAGATCGTCTGCAGCGGCATTCATTCCGACGAAGAAATCGAGCAACTGTCCAAGGACATCGGTGAACCGCTGGAAGACACCAAGGCGTCACTCGACACTGTCTATTGGGCCGAACTACATTACAAAGTCCCCAACGAAGACGGCAACTACGTTCCGTTCAAGGCGCGCGAATACCAGAAACCCATCATGCGCTGCACGGCGTTGCGCAAGATTGATCGCCTGGCGCGCGGACTGGGCAAGACCTCCCTGGGCGTGATTGAAGAGCTGCAACTGGCCTTTAACCGGAAGAACTTCTCAACCACCATTGCTACCCCGCAGGAACATCAGAAAGAGCTGTGGTACGGCGAGATCCTGCGCACCATCCAGGACGATCCAAAGCTCCGCAACTCGCTTATCTCCAAGAAGAAGAAGCCTTACGGCGAGTTCTGTCTTTCGAATGGCACCACCATCCGCATCTTCACCGCCGGATCACAATCGGGTCGCGGCGGCGGCGGTATCCGCGGTCAGAATCATACTCGGCGCGTGCGCATCGACGAGCAGGATTATCTCAGCCCGGGCGACTGGGGCGCGATCGGTCCTCTGTTGACCAGGTTCCCCGACTCCTCTTTCCACGGCAGCTCCACTCCTACCGGCGCGCACGAAAAGTATTACGAAATGTGCATGACGGATCCCACCGTCAAAGAGTTCTATTTGCCCATTATGGTCCACCCGAACTGGGGACCAGAGATGGAAGCCTCATGCCGCCGGGAGGCGCGCACCGACGCGCAGTACGACCACGAATACCTGGCCTTATTCGGCACCAAAGAGAATGGCGTTTTCAAGACCCAGTATGTCGACGGATCTGTCCGGGACTACGCCTACAAAGACGAATCCTACAGTCCGCACCTGCGCTACTTCGCCGGCGTGGACTGGAACGGCATGGGAACCGGCACCCGCATCCGCGTGCTCTCTTACAACCCTGGAACCACGACCCGCCGCGTAGTGGACCATCTCAAAGTCAACACTACGATTTCAGATTCGATTGTCGCGATCCGGGACATCAATCGCAAGTGGCACTGCGAGAAGATCGCAATCGATGCAGGTATGGGCGCCATGCAGGCGGAGATCATCCGCAAGATCGGCGCGGACAACCCCAAGCATGCCGACGATCACAAGTTGAAGAACATCCTGGTCGTCGACTTCGGCGCCACGTTGACGTTCAACCGCCTGGTGCCCAAACGCGACCCCATTAACAGGGTGACCGGCGAAGACGTCAACGAGCTCGATCGCCGCACCAAACCATTCATGGTAGAAGGCGCGGTCATGTGCCTGGAGAATGGACAGTTCGAATTCTCCCGGGCCGACAAAACTCTGGATGAACAACTGCGCGCCTATGCTGTCGATAAATGGTCGGCACACGGTTTCGCCAACTCCTACGAATCCGGAAACGTGGGCGACCATGACTTGGATGCCACCATGCTGGCTCTGGTGGCCATCGAACTCAAATACGGCATCTATTATCGGCCGCGCAAGAACAACACAGCGGGAAGCATCGTGCACCTGGCGGGTTTCGGCAGATCCGGCGCGGTCTCCTCGCGCGACTCCGAATTTGACACGGTGAAAGATGTCCAGAAGGTGGAAGCCGGCATTCCGTCACGTACCAGTTATCCCGGCAAGCAGGCTTACATAGCGGCTATGGTGCGCAACGGCAACCGCGGCCCCGGAGGTATCTCCGCTCCGGCGCAGGCGCAGCAAGCCTTTTCGCGTACCGGATCCTTCCGCGGTGTCACGCCGCGTACCAGTTACTTCCGAGGGAGACCTGCATGAGTGCCGTCAATGACAGTATCGCCAGCTTGTCTCTGGACCAGTTCGACGTGCCGTTGAACCTGCAGATTATCACGGCCGGGCAGACCTGGGCCAACCGGCAGAAACTGGAATACGCCGGCTTGAAAGGCCTGATGACTGAGGACTTCCTGGGTCTGCAGGACGCTTACGAGCAGCGGGCTTTATACTCGCACACCAACCTATCGATCCTGTTCCCGGCCTGGAAAGTAGTGGAACCTTTGGCGAAGCGCAACCGCAATCTGCTGTTGCAACTCTGCATGGATCCGCAGCTGGGAATGAAGGTGGGTCTCGATCTGGAGAAAGTGGCCGGTTTCGGCAACACGTTCTCCATGCCGACGTCCATCCTGGAAGACAACTCCGCTTTGGAATCGAGTATCGGATCATGAGTTTCGAACCCATCAAATGGATATATACTCCGCCGCCGACGATCACGCCGGCGGCGCAGCCGGTATCCGTTCCTTCGGTTTCGTCTCTTTCCAGCGCTGCGGCGCCGGCCTCCAGCCGGGCGGCGCAACTGATTAGCCGGCTCTCCGATTTGAGTGCTACTGCCAAGTATCTGGAAGCGATCATTCTGGCGCGCACCGCAGGCACCGGCGTGACTTTCGACATGCAGAACGAACCGGAACTGGTCCTGGCCCTCAACCGGATCTACGGTACCTTGCCGGCGGGGATTTCGATCGCCATGTATGGCCACATGCTGGATACCTTGGCCGGTACGCAACGGGCACTGGTAGTGATTGACCGGATGAAGTCCAGCAAGCAGCCGGATCCGATCCAGACCGCTGATCTGTTGACCGCCACTGGAAAAGTGGAAGATGCCCTGTGCGAAGACGGCAGTTTCGAACACCAGCTTCCGTCGTTGTTGAAGACACTCAAAGGCGATCGGCTGCTGTTCGATAACTTGAGTGACTCCTTGCATCAATATCCGGTAATGACACCTGCCCCTGGCGCGGGCTCCGGTTACTCTCCGGCCTTGAATAATACTGGATCGGGAACCGCCCAGACATCCGCGGCATCTGTCACAACGCAACCGATCGACGTGGATCCGGACACCGCCACCAACCTGAACGAGCGCCTGGATGTCTACGAGAATTATTACAACGCCACCAATGACATGGTGACCAGCATCAACTCCGTGATGACGGACATCAATAGTATCGCGCAGGCTTACATAGCCAGACCTTTGCAGGAACTGGCAATGGTATTGAGCACATTGATTGCACTCAAGGCATTCTTCAGTAAGCCTTCTTTGAAGAAGCTCAAGGGAATTATGGAAGCTCTCATCCTGCCCCGGCTGATCGCCCAGGTGAGCGCTTTCAACTTTCTACTCGACCGGGCAGTTCAGAAGGCCGTTTCTCCAGCCATGAATCTCATCAATTCATTGGGATTGGCCATGGCCGAAGTATCGCAGACCAGTTCTCAGATTGCGTACCTGGTGAATGAAGACGTGCAACTGACCGGCAAACTAACCGGTCAAATTACCGGTCCCACCAAGCCGGTCCTCACCAATCAACAGAAGCAGATCCTGAATACGTTGCCGGTGGGCCTGGCTAAACTGGGCGGTTGTCTCAGTTGGGGAATGTCGGAGTTGACGCAGAAGAAAGCCTATGTGGAGATGAGTGCTATGCGCATTCTCGACCGCAAGCTGGATGGCGCCGGCGACCAGTTGGAAATCATGCAGAGTCTGAGTTCCATCGATTCCCTGGTAGCTATTACACAATCTTTCCTGAACATCAAATCCCAGAACGGCGCACCCTATGGCAGCCCGCCGCCGGCCGTGCAGCAGGCCGTCAGCCAGAGCCTGAATTCATCCGGCGCCACACAGCCGCAGATTCCCACACCGGTCACGCAGTATAACCTCCCAGAGCCTCCTCCGCAGGCCAAAGCCATATTTGCCAAAGCCCAATTGAGGAGCGCTCCCCATGTCTCTTGACCAACAGATATACGAAGATCAGCAGCAACTGTTGAGAGCCGAGTACTATAAAAAAGCCACCCGGTTGAAGAGTTCCGAAGCCAATGGCATGACACTGTGGCGAACGGTGACCGACAGCAAAGGCAATGCTGTCCTGCCGCAGCTCCCCAACAATCGTTCCCGCCAGCATATCGCAGAGGAAGACGCATTCCGCAAGCAACTGTGGGACAACTTCATAGGCGACAAGCGTCCTTTCCGCGGCAACAAAAGTACGTCACCTTTAATCGGCGAGATGCAGGACAAGGCCTTAGGGAAGGGCTCCAACAAGAAGTTTCTGGAGAAGGTGGCCGCGGAAACAGATATCGCCAATAACTATTGGGGATACCGCGGCGTTCTGCAGCCGGAATACAACATCCTGGAGCCTTACACTCTGCTGGATGTCGAGAGCATTTTCCTGAATGCCTTGAAGCGCATGCGCTCCCTGTGTTTCCGCAACGGGGTGGAATGGGTCGGATCCCGGCCGGGCTGGGTGAAATACATTCAGGATCGTACCAGTCAAATCGGGTACGTGATGAACACGACGTTCGAACAACATCTCAAGGACATCCTATGGAACCTACTGATCTGCAGCAACTGCATTGTAGTGAAGATTCGGGACAAGGAGAACTCCGGGGGCCGGGCCAACGACAAGAACTCGAACAAGACGCCGGTGGCCGGGTATACAATCGTGCCGCCGCACACGATCTTTCCTTACATGGACGGGTTCGGACAAATCGCGTGGTGGCGGAGGTTTTACAAAGACGGCCGGCCGTACCGCGACTACCTTCCGGAGGACCTAATACACTACCGATGGGACGTGAAGCCCGGACATATCTACGGAACCCCAAGGGTGTATTCCGTCCGCGATGACATTTACGCTCTGCGCCGGCTGGAAGAAAACAACGAACTTCTGCTGATTCACCATCTGTTTCCTCTGTTCCACATCAAGGTGGGAAATCCTGAGGAAGCAGTGGAATACTTCGCGGATGGCTCGAGCGAAGTCGACGTGATCCGCGCGGCCGTCGAGAATATGCCCAAGGAAGGTGTCTTCGTCACCGATCACCGTGTAGAGATCGACGTGAAGGGCGCCGAAGGTAAAGGGATCGATCCGCAGCCTTTGATCGAGCACTATAAGAAGCGCGTATTTACCGGACTGGGCGCGTCTCCAATCGACTTGGGTGAAGGCGATACGGTCAACAGTTCCACTGCCGATAATATCTCCCAGAACATGAAAGACCGGATCAAGGACGATATGTCCACATTCGGCAGCATGGTCAAGATGAACATCGTCAAGGAGATGTTCGAAGAAAGCGGCAAGGATGGCATGTCCGTGCAGAACGCGGTGTCCGATATCGGGCTGGCCTTCCATGAAATCGACGTCGACGGCCAGATCAAGAAGGAAACGCATGCCGTCAACCAATACACCAACGGCACCATCGATCTGCAGGAAGCGCGTAAAGAGGCCCGCAGGAATCCGTTGACCAAGGAGCAGGAGCCGGATATGCACTTCAACCGGCAGACGATGGTCCTGGAGAAGTTCAAAGCCAAGACGCAAAAGGATCTGGCGCAGATGTCGGCCGACTCTGCGGCCAAGACCGCCCTGCATTCTTCCGCCATGGAGCACGGCGGCACGCGCACTACGCACGTGAAGAAGTCGAACAGCATCACCGGTGTTTCAACTAGCCGGCAGGTGAAAGAACCCACCCAGCACGGGCGCAAGATGCTTTCGAACCTGGTGCAGCCGGAGAATCAGCACGGGAAGAACCTGGATCCTCACAAGGCCAAGAGTTCCGAGGATCCGAAACTGGTACAGGCACTAACAGACCGCCTGATGGATGCCCAGTTGGAACTGGAAACGGCTGAGGAGTTGACCATCGACAGCTGGTCGGCGGCCGCGGACAAGATCATCGGCGAACTGGTTCCGGATAATCCGCAACTCTCCGCACGCCTGCGAACAGCGGTTGCGCTGGCCATGGACGGGGATTTATTGCCACATTTAATTCAGGCATCATTTTCCCTCGAAGCTAACTAACAGTCTGTCTATACTAACAAAGGATGAAATGGATACATCACCTTCTAATCCGCCCGCCGCGCCGGCACCGCGGGTGCATCAGCCATGTCCATCCGGGAAGATGGCGCTGGGACAGTTCCAGCAGCAGTTGCTCATTCCCGGGATGTCTTCGATGGAAGCTACTTCGATCGCCATCCAGACCCACATGGGAATGAACAAGGTCGGTCCGAACGGAGCTTAAACTTTCATGTCCTGGCTTTTGATGCATGACGTCCTGACCATGGCGGTCAAGGAAACCGAGGGGAACAAACGGTACTTGTTCGAGTGCCGGGATGCGGATTCCCCGACCGGTCATAGTCTGGACATCAAAGTGGAATCCACGCACGCCGGCATTGTGAACGGTAACGCCCGTTTCTACCGGCCGGACCGCATGCAAGCGGGCACGCATACCTGGATTCCGGCGCCTGGCCTGGCCCGCCGCCCGGTACTGGTGCATCACGACAAAGAGAGCGACGCCATTGGCCGCGTGCACGGCGCCAAGTACGTCGACTTGTCTTATCAGTATCAGGACCCGGAAGTTCGCAAACTGATCTTCTACGATGGCATCAAAGGGACCAAGAAGCGGGGTCTCTATGATTCCGTCGACTGGGTAGTAGACAAGCTCCTCTCCAAGCCGAATTACAAGGGTTTGGGACAGATCGACCTGGGTCTGAACATACTCGATCCGGACGCCATCCAGAAGATTCAGGACGGCCGTTACATCACGGTCTCCGTTAGTTTCTCCACTGATTCTGCCATTTGCTCGATCTGCCATATGGATTGGGCAGTCGACGAACCCTGCGACCACGACCTGGGAAAGATGGTCGACGGCCGGCGCATGTTCCTGATCTCCGGAAACATGAAGTACAAGGAGTGCTCCTTCGTCAACTTCCCGGCAGATCCGTGGGGACAAATCAAGACTGGTTCCGACGCGCTACGGTTGTGCGCCGACAGTTTGGAAAGCCGGCTCTTCTTCATGGGACTCGATCTCACGGAGCGGGAGCTGCGCAAGACATCGCTCAATCTCAATGACGCGGTGTTCTCTGACTCTCTTAAGTTGCAGGCCGATATTGGCCGGGATGAGGACGTTCAAATGGACCTGGAAGCCATTCTGCAGGAAATCGCGCTGGACAAACTGACCAAGGAGCGCGCCTTGGAATTGCGGTCGCAGTTACAGGCCGCCGAAGACCAGGCCACTGTGAAGGCCGCGCTGGCCACCTTGAATGCTAAGATCCGCGTCCTTGGCTGGTCGGACGACGTACCCAGCAAAGACCTGGTGCAATCCAAGATCGACAGTCTGTCCGCCGTGCTGCCTACGCTGGCGGAGGACGCCCGGGCCACCTATCTCAGCCAGCTGGCCGAGCAGGCCAAGGCCGCCGGAATAGAGTTTGTACCGCCCGGCGCCGCCGCCGAGAAACCGGCCGTTGAAGCCGCCGCGGCTGATGCCGTGGTAGATCCGCCGGCCAAGACGGATGCCGTGAAGATCTCCGACAATCCGGCGATCAAGCTGTTGACCGATCACTGGGTAGATGGTCCTTCAGACGACGGCAAAAAGACATTTCCAAACTCCGGCAAGATGCTGCAGCACATCGACGATACCCACATGGTGCATGAGGGTCTTACCGAGCATGAACGGCCGCACTTCCGGGAAGCGCTCTACTGCCTGCAAAGCCTGTGGTCGCAGACCGGCTCCTTGAATCATGTCAAGGAATATATCGCCAGCCGCGGCGACGCCATGCTGCCGCAGAAAGACCTCGACCAGCTGCACGATGCCATCGCCAGCTACGAGAAGGGTCTCAAAGACAAGCAGACGGAAATCGAACTGTTGACGCAGGCCCAGAAGGCCGTCCTGGCGGATTCGAAGAAAACCATGGCGCGCTTGGTGGTGCTCGGCAACGTGCTGCTGAAAGAGAAAGGTTTTGAGGGGTTGGACGCCGCCCAGATCCAGAACGAGATCGACGCCCGATCCAAGCGCAGTATGGACAGTCTGAAGGACTCTCTGGAAGATCTCGAAAAGAAGCTTCCGCTTCAGGCCACGGACACACAGAAGCAAGACGATGTTCCGGTGCGTCCGGTCGACGATAAGGCCCAAGTACCAGCTACGGCTGTCACCAACGATTCCACTCCACTTACGGAGTCTGAGGACCAAACGGTGGACCCGTCTCTGTTGCGTATGCTTTCTCCGCGCGAGCGGCAACGCTTGGCGCTGAAACAAAGAAACCGGCTTCTGAATAAGTCGCTGGCTGACAAACAGTAAGTCAGAGAGGAAACGGATATGTTCGACGTTAACAACCAGTTCACAGGTAGCTACTACGGAAAGGACCGTCTTGGCTTCACTACTCCGGATGCGGAAGGTAGTGAGATTCTCCGCCCCTTTTTGCCGGTCCCTTATCCGGCCCCGTGGCTGCCCATCCGCCGGCGCGATGAAGGGCATCCGGTTGGCGCAGGCGTAGTCCTGAGCTCCAACTACGTGGTTGGCCTGGACGCTTCGGGCGCCTTGGTTCCGGCCGGTCTGCGCAGCGGCTCCACCGGCGCCGGCGGCCCCGCGCAATACCTGCAATACGGTCCGGACGACGTGGGTTTCACCATCAATCCCATGACTGGCGTAGCGGTGGCCTCGGCTACCGAAACGGCCCTGATCGCCTGTGCCACGGATGCAGACGGCAGCGCCGGCATCACCGTCAACGGCGTAGTCTTCACCGGCGCGCAAGTGGTTGCGGCCAAGGCTTGTGTTCTGATCCCCGGCGGCATCAGCCGTCCCATCGGCTACAACATTCGCAACGTATTCCAGTTCCTGGGCGGCGTGAATGTCACCGATTCCAGCCACGGCATCCTGTACACGCTGGACAGCATGAACCCGGCGAAAGCGCGCGTCACCAATTACATGCACGAACCCGGCACCGCCGTACAGACCTCCATGGTACTGCGCATGCCGTGGATCGGCGCCACCCCGACCACCCTGCAAACTCTGGCCACCAACGCCGGCCTGTCCGCCGGGCAGTATACCCAGGACGACTGGTCCCGGTCTTTCGTGCACATGTGCGGCACTAAGGGCGCGGCCGATGGCCAGTTCTACCCCGGTTGCTCGGTGGTTCCTTCGGACCTGAACGGCGCCCATGACGCCGGCAACTTCATTCCGTACGATTCGACCAAGCACTCTTTCGACCAGATCTGTGGTCGCGTCATCGGCGTGGAAAGCATGTATCCCATCCGGGGTTATTCCGACCGCGTTCGTACCCAGTTCGACCGGGCGCAGAACTTTGTCGGCCCGTTCGCGGAAAAGAACCCCACGCAGATGATGATGGGTGGCAGCGCCACCAAAGGTCTGGACTACCAGATCAACATCGGCACCAAAGGCCTGTTGCGCGCGCTGCTCAATGCCGGCGTGACCAGCATTCCGGCGGAAGCTGCGACGTACGCCTGGATCGCATTCCGCTCCGTGTAACCGAAAGAACTTTATGCTGACTCTCAGATCAGCGGTCGTCAAAGGCCGCGCTAGATTCACCCCGGAGGGTCTCCGTTGCGCGAACTCCCGGGATAAGGATGAAGAGCGGACATGTAACAAGCTGATCTGTAAACCCAACGACGCGGGACAGACAGCTGGGAAGTTTCGCTGCGATCGTTGCAAGCAGGATATTGAAGTCTCCTTAGTCCAGCCGCGGCGCGTCGCGTAGCGGTATTTCAAAACAGAGGCTCATATGGAAGCCCTAAGTCTTTCACCCGTTAAAGGTGGAAGGTTAGGTGTTCCATGGCAAAGAAAGTAGTAAAAAAGACGCAAGATTGGGCCGTTGAGTTGGCAAAAGACGACCTACTGAGCCTGAGTAAGCTCGACACCGTATTTCGTAGCAACGGCTACGACGAAGACGGCGAACATGTCACCATGGCGGACGCGATGGACGTTCCCAACGCGGCCTTCCTGGTGCCGCGTGTCCTGACCCAGTTCGTCCAAGAAGGCGTGGAGCCCATGCTCATCGGCTCCAGCTTGCTGCAGCGGATCGAATACGTTCCTGGCATGCAGACCGTGTTTCCGGCGATCGACACCCTGAACGCGCGCGAAGTGGGCGACGGCATGGGCCTGCCTATCTTCAACATCAACGTGGGCGGCGGGCAGACCTACGGCGTGTCCGTCAAACGGCACGGCCTGATGCTACGCATCGCGGAGCGGTTCGTCGACCAGTCGAGCTATCCGTGGCTCAATTGGTGGGTGAAACTCGCAGGGCAAGCCCTGGCGCGTCACCGCGAAGAGTACATCTTCAACTGGATCACCTCTCTCGGCACCCTGGTGTTCGATAACTCCACGGCTGCCCGCACCACCAACGGCTCCGGTTTGGTCGCCAGCGGCCAGGCGCAGCCCGTCAAAGGTGTCACCACCGGTCGTAACATCATGGGCGGATTCAACGGTTCCATGACGATGGACGACATCTACGACCTATACGCCACCAACCTGACTCAGGGCTTCATCCCTGACACACTGTTAGTGCATCCCATGACCTATTTGATGTGGGTCAAGGACCCGACTCTTCGCGAATTTGCGATCCAAGCCGGCGGCGGGAACTTCTTCCAGGCCTTCACCGGTAATGCGGCTGCCAAGGCGTTCGAAGGTCAGTATAACTTCCATGGACTTGGCCAAGGTCTTGGACAGACCGGCCAGTTCAAAGCCGGCGTGCAGCAGTCCACCGGTCAGACCGGGACCGCGCAGGGCCTGCCTCAGAACCAGACCTCCGCTCCCACGCTGCTCAACTACCTGGGCCTGAACTTCACCATCCTGGTGTCCCCGTTCGTGCGCTTCGACCCGCTGGCCCGCACCACGGACATCATGTTGTTCGACCGCCGCAACCTGGGCGCGCTGATCGTGGACGAAGATCCGCATGTCAATTCGTTCAACGATCCGCACTACAACATCCGCAACATCGGCGTCGAGGAAACCTATGGTTTTGGCATTTTGAACGAAGGTCAGGCCATCACCGTAGCCAAGAACGTCGCCATCCGTCCGAACGAGTTTGTCCTGCCGGCCCGTGCGATGATCAACATCAACGAAGCCAACAGCGCCTTCAAGCAGCTGAGCGACATCACGCAGTTCGGCGCCACTCCGACCAACGTATTAGCGTAACCCATCTGGGCGGCGCGTCACCGGTTTCCGCCGGCGGCCGCCGCCCGGTCCCCTACAGAAAGCAGAGACTATGGCGAAGATCCTTGAGTTTCCGCCGGTGGACCGCACCGGCCACGTTATCATGCTGGTCCGCGAAAAGGCCAGCCGTTATCAGTGCCGCGGCGTAGTGTTGGGTCTGCGGAATCCCATGACAGTGGTGCCGGCCGAGGCATCCATGCACATGATTCAGCAGGGCATCCGCGACGGCATCCTGATCGATGTTACTGAGCATCCGGAGTTCTGGGAGCTCTCCAAATCCAAAGAGCTATCTGTTGTGGAAGAAGACGTCGGCAAGATGGTCTTTACCGGCACCCGTCAGTTCTTCCGCGATCTAGGCATTGATCCGGACCCGGAGGAACACGGCGACGAGATGGTCTGTTTCGCCACCGCCGACGCGGAAGAGCAGAAGAAGATCCAGGCAGCCCTCCTCAAGGCTGTGCGCATCCAAACCCCCGGCCAACCTGTACGCCTTGACTCCGGTATCCTCCTGGCTCCCGGGATGGATGATCCGGAGAAATACCTATTATGAACGGACCGGTCATTCAATCTGTGTCGCCAGCCCCAGGTGAAACTGATGTCGTCCTGGGACGCCCGATTACCATCCTGTTCGACCAGCCTATCGATCCTGCCTCTGTCAGCAGCGCCACGTTCTCCCTGCAAGGCCCCGGCCAGACGGATGTGGTTGCCTCTGACGGCAGCATCATTTCCGGTGTCACGGCGGCCACCGGCCGGGAGTATATCTTAGGCTCCTTTGCCTTCCCTGCGCCGGAATCCGGCGACACCTTCCAGCAGGATCAGAAACTACTCTTCACGCCCGCCGCGGTTTTGCGCACCAACGTAACGTACACCGTGTTAATCGTGGGCGCAACTTCCCTCCTGGCGAAGAACTACGTGCGGAATCCCATCGGCGAGGCGATGACCCAGAGTTATCGCTTCACGTTCACCACCGGTTCAATCAATCAGGTGGTCACCCCTCCAGGCGCGCCGGTGACCGTATTGAATGCATGGGAAAAACCTGTTCTCGATCCGTCCCAGATTCAAGTCCGTCCGCGGCCGATCGTAGGCAACGACCTGACCCAGCAAATCCAACTGATCTTTCCGGCGCCTGTGGACTCCACATCGTTTGATCCGGCAAACCTTCTGGTTGCCCTCGAACCTTTATTGGGAGACCCGTCAATCGTCGTCGATTCCGTTCAGTCCCAAATCGTCATTGCGGGCAACATTATCACCATTACCCTGGGTGGCCCTCCGGCTCCGAAGACCTGGGATACCTTACCTGGCACGTGGGATCAGCAGACTGGTACGTGGAACACTCCCTGAGGAATACACTTTCATGCGCACTCTATTGATGAAGTCTCTGTTGTTGTCCTGCAGCCTGGCAGCGCTGGCTTACGGACAGCCAACTACCGTAGATATCCAGGGCACCGATGCTATCAGTACCTCGCGCGCGACGATCAATTCCAACTTTCACGCCATAGCCCAGTGGCTGTCTGCGCACCCGGGCCCCACGATTACAGGCTCCGGGCTATTGAAATCTACCGGAGATGGCAATGCTATTCCTGCCACCGCTGACGACATCATCAACCTATGCGACGGGGCTTGCAACGGCCTTGGAGATACCAGTGGAACTACCGGAGGCAGTTTGAACGTCCCTGGTATTTCTGGAGATGTCCTGCTTTCCAATGGTGACAGTCATAGTATTGCCGTCTCAGGACTGCACTACGATTCCAGCACGATAGGTACTCCTATATTCACGGGATCCGGATTGAATGATTGTACATTTGGTGGGACGTGGACCGGAAACTCTTCTCTGATCCAGGTTAGCATCCAGACTGCAGGCACACCGGACCAGGTCTCTTGGACAGACTTTTTCTCCGGCGAGAACGGAGCCGTCTCTCTATCCTCTGGAGATATTGCCTTAGCGCATGGCATGACCGTGGCATGCTCTGCCACCACCGGACACACGCAAGGAGCTGGCTGGTTGATAGGTGTTAAGCCGGTGGCGATGCTAACCACGCAGTTGGCTTTACCTTCTCTGGCAGCAGATACCGTTCAACCTGATTTTCAATTGTTCGGTAGTATTTCCATGATGGGGGCCCGCGTCTTGACACCTATCTTGGAACTGCAGACTGCTGCTGGGTCACTGGCGATCGGTACACTGACTCCGATTACTACGGGTTCCTATAACACGATCTTGGGATTAAATGGTGGAAGATATACAAATGGCTCTTACAATACGTTGCTAGGGTTTGGCAATGGCGCCAACAGTCAGATTTCTGGTAGTAATAACGTCATGGTTGGGGCGTCCTTAGGCGGTGGCGCCGGCAGCTTCAATGTTTTACTAGGTTCCAACATCTCTGCGGGTAATAACACAGGATGCATAGTCATCGGATCGGGGGCTGGCTGTACCAACGACAACCAGGGCATCTTAGGCACTGGCGCGACGACTTGGACAATCGCTGGACCTATCGCCTCCGTGAAAGCTGGCACATATGGCACGATCTCTCCGTGTGCAAATTGGAGTGCTTGTGGAGATGCCGCCTCGGGTTTTGTGCTGATCCCTGCCGGCACCGATCCTACCCAGACCATCACCACTACCGCGGCAGGATTAAATAGTCAGATTCACATCACGCCCGACGCTTCTTTAAGTACCGCGCTCGACGCGCCCTGTAACAGTTCCATCGCCGAATTGACTGGAGGCGTGGCCGTCCTGGCTCACACCGCGGGCAGTTTCACCTTGGGGTATCACGGAACGCTTACCGCTCCGCTGTGTCTCAGTTTCTCGATCCTCAACTAGGTTAAGGAGTTGTACATGTACTATCCCGGCGATCTGATTCCCTTCCTGCTTTCTCTGACGCATGCCGACGGCAGCGCAACAGTGGTGACGACTCCGCCGCAGATCTCGATACTCAATACCTTCGACAACACTCCTCAGGTATTGGCGGCGCCCAGCACCACCAATTCAGCCATGTCCCTGGTTCCAGGCACGGATGGTATTTACAAGTTCATCTGGAATACCGGAGGCATCGCCGACGGCACCTATTTCGCAGTAGTCAGTTACGTCGCAGACGGAGCCACCATCAGCGGTCGGTTCCTCGGCCTGGTGCAGTTGGGAGATACCCGTATCGCCGGGATCGTAGCCCAGGATGCTACGGTGGCCAAGGATGCCACGGTGGCCAAGGACACCAGTGTCATGCACCTGGCGGACTTTGTCTCGCCGGCCAACGATCCGGCTATCCAGGATATCCGCGGACGTATCCAGGCATTGCCGGTAGCCGGCGTGGCGGACGCTTCCATTCTGGCGGCTGTGCAAACCGCAATTCAAGACCTGCATGACGCCCAGTTAGGAAACTGGACCGTCGACAAGGCGGGAAACACCCTGAGCATCTACAAGGTGGACGGCACACTGCTGCAACAGTTCAGTCTGTCCAATACGACATCCCTGGCAGCGCGCACCCGGATGTAAGCAGGCTTTCTTTCTCTGACGCCCTTGAGCGGCGCATGTAGTGCAGGAGTTTCATGGCCGCTCAGTTCGATGCCTCTTCCTACTTCACAAAGGGGCAAGCCGATAACCGATATGTCAAAGCTCCGCTGACCGCACAGGAGATCCTCTATCTCTTGGGCAGTGCCGACCCTACTGACCCTACTTTGCAAGGCATCATTCCTGGCGGAATGATCGAGTTCAATTCCATCACCGGCAGTCAAATCCAGCAGGGCGCTATCGATCTTTCCAAGCTCTACGACGGTTTGAGCGCAGTCGTTACGATCATCGGAACGCCGCCAAGCTATGCCATGCCAGCGTTTTATCCCTCGACACCCTACAAAGAGGGACAGGTCATCTATTTCAAGAATGCCACGAGCATGGGTCTGTACACCGCCAAGTCTAAGACGGACGGAACTCTCTACTGGGACAATACCGTTCCCGCGGCCAACATCACCGGACAGTTGGTGAATTCTCAAGTTGCCGACGGCCTGATCAACACCGCCAAGTTGGCGCAAACCATCAGCGCCATCAATGTACCGGTAACCAGTCTTCCCACCATTCAGGACAATCCCATAGGATCCGGCACTAACTGGAACTACAACGTCAACGACATCGTTACCTTGATGGTGTCCGGCTCCCAGCCGGTGCTCTATAAACTGGATTCCACCCGGCAGTGGCGGCTGGTAATTGCCGGCCAGGCGGGTACCGAACGCGGCACCCTCTCTACTTCTCTTCTCTACGCCGACTGGATCACCGCTGGCGTGATTTCCGCGGCCGCGATCAAGGCGAATCAGGTTGACATCCATGATCTAGTTGTCACTGGTCTGGGAGCGTTCAACAACCTGGTCAGTTTAACAGTCACCTCCAACTCTGTATCGACTGCAACATTTGTATCCGGCTCTGTGACGACAGATGCCTTGGCGGCCAATTCTGTAACTGCCGGAAAGATTGCATCCGCGGCCGTATCCACCAACAACCTGATCGTGGGCAGTTTCGACAATCTGATGGAGGACCCTACTTTTGACATTCAAGGTCCCGGAGATTCGGCGCGAGGTTGGACAGCTTATGCGGACAACGCCTACTCGTGGAAAGAAGACGGTCAGGGACTGAAGATCTACGCGTCCTGGGGCCGTGATGGAACCTATGGCCTGATCAAACAATATGGAGGAGGTTGGCCGTCCACCGCCGCCAGTTCTGCCGTTAACCGGATGGTGTTCGATGTGAAGCCGCCGGATTCTTCCGGCGTCGGAGATACGCTCTACCTGGAAGCTTGGGCGGGCCACTGGTCCGCCAACGGATCCGATGTCAATTCCGGTTCCAGCGCCAACGTGGTCGTTTCCTACTACAAGGACCAGGCCTGCACGATACCTGTCACCGCCGCCGGAACTTACAGCCTGGTGTGGACTCTGGCGAATTCTCCTGCCGGTTACTCTTTCAAGCAGGCGCAATTGACGGTTCCCGCCCTCGCCCGTTGGGCCCGCATATCCATACAGGTGTTGGGACAGAGCTCCGGGTTGTGGGCGTTCGACGAAATCTACCTGATCAAAGCCACTCCCTCAGCTTATATCAGCTCACTTGACGCTACGGTGATACAGGCAGCCTTTGCCACGGTAGGGCAACTGGATTGCACCACTTTCAATGTGGTGCACATGAAGGCTAACGCCATCGACTCTGGCACACTGAACTGCACCAACCTGGTAGTCGCAAACATCAACGGCCAGGCCGGGCCGTTCAACCTGTCAGGCGGCTTACCGGGCAGCGCGATCACCAACCTCAGCATTACCAATGCGCAGATTGCCAATGCAACGATCACGTCTGCCAAGATACAAAGTCTCACCGCTGATTTGATCACCACGGGCACGCTGGTTGTAGGAACCAACGTCACAGTAGCAGGCACGATCAATGCGGCGAATGTCAATCTGATCAATCTGAATGCAGCCAACATCACAGCAGGGGTTCTGAAAGTAGGAGGCAGCTCTTTCACCCAGGCTCCCGACTACGTTTCCGTCCTGAACGGATCTGATGTATTGGTTGCCTGGATTGGAAATGTCGGATCTCAGTACGGCATCTGGTCACAGAACGCCTGGATAGGCGGTACCGGCCCGTCGGATGCCCCGATCGTAGCTTCCGCGGCGGGAGTAGCGCTGAACAATGTCGTTATCAATCTGTCCCGTGTTGCTCCAAGTGGAAGTTACACGGTAACTTCTGGTGCAATACTGAGCCCTAACAGTTTTCTGCAATTGACGGAGACTTACAGATATACGAGTAATGGGACGACATTCAGTAATGGCGTCAACACCGTGAGTGCTTCTGGACTTCTCTTATCGCTTAGTGCTGGTAACTTCGGCTATGGACTGACGACTCAATACGACACCGTCGGACTTAGCGTGGTCGCCAGCAATGGAGATTCAATAAGTCTGGGTGAAACTTCACAAGGGAGCAGTCCCAACTTCCAACTGAGTATCACCGCCGCAGGTGGAGCGCAACAACTGCAATTATCTCCCAGTACTCCAAATGGAATACAAATCAATGGCCGCGTTGGTTTCACTGGCACCATTCTGGATTCAGGCGGCACTTCCCATGATGTTATCAATGGTTTGATTGTTATCTAATTCACATGAAAGGAAATACTCCATGAACGAAGCGAAGGTTGTCGAACCTGTAGAAATCCGTCACAACCTGACGGTCGAGCAGAATCAGTTCTACGCGATCATGAAAGACAAGGCCCTCAAAGCTGCAGCGGACCTAGTATTGGCACAGCAGGTGTTGGAACTGAAGAAGGAAGCATTCAACAATATCAACGAGGCGTCGAACCTGTTTCTGACCTACGTGATCAAATCCGCTAACCTGCCTAAGACGAAGGACGGTTATTCGCCGCAGCAGTACGCTGCCGGCCAGTTCGCGGTAATTGGAATCCCCATTCCAGAACTCCCTTCAGATCCGTCTACAAATTCCGATACTAACAAGAAATAGATGCTTCCCATCGGTACAACCCGGTACATTGATTTCCGCCTGGCGGACGTGAATGGCAACCCGATTCCCGGCCGCACGCTGGCTGTGTGGGTTGTAGCGCCGAATTCGCTGACCTTGTTGCGCAATATGCAGACGTGCAGCGACGCGCTCAGTTTGCAGGATTACGGTAATGGAATGTACACCGTGTCCTATACCCCCAGCACTCCGGGGCACGATCTTCTGGTGATATACGACCACGACACCGATATCCGGGTGATCGACAGCGAAGACATCCTGCCGGCGGACTTTGCGATTGGCAGCGGCGCCTCCGGGATCACATTGACACAGGACTATGGCGGAACAGATGCGTTGCGGGCGACCGGTCTGGCGGACGATCCCACAACGTACAAGCTGCTGGTGTTCACGGCGGCAGACTGGATCGGCAACCGGCGCGCCGATGCCAATTCCCTGGGCATTACCGGGCTCGACGCCGCCGGCCGCTGGCTGATGGGCATCCAGGTAGGACCTGGCATTTACAACCTGGTGGTTCGCAAGCCAGGGCAAACGTACGTGATTGCGTACAACCTGACCGTGGGGAGTTCCTAATGTTGAATACTGTAGTCCATGTGACACTGCCGAAAGGCTTTGCCCTAACCAATGGGGCCACTTTGGTGGATGACACGGATTTCATGGTCCTGGGAACGATTAGTCCCTGGTACAGCTCCGTCGATCAGGTCCGGCTCGAGGGTGGCATCTATCTGCGCAAACTTTCCGATCTGACCATCGCGGCCCAGATCTGGCAGACCTCCCTGGACGCGGATGTCATCGCCGCGGTACCGCCGGCGCCGCCGGCGCCGGGAACGGCTCCATCCGATTATGGGTACCGAGTTTGGAACAACTTCGTGCACGGACGCAACCAGTGGGTATCTCAGCGCGCGGCCCTCGACATCATCACGAAGGCATTTGATCTGAGCGGTGTCCGCGGGTCCAAGACTCTGGGCAACTTCTCCGTGATGCGCATGGCGTTCGGCCGCGGCGAGGGTATCCCACACTTGATGAGCGAGATGCAGAAAGAGCTCGACAAATGGAAGATCGTTCTGCAATCCGGAGGCACGATCGCCTTCGGCGGCCACGTGCGCGCGAACATGGCGGCCAAGGGTTACTACAGCCGTTCGGACAAAGTGCCTGGCCGGCTATGGGCAAATACCGGCATGGGCGCGGCGCATACCTCCCACGCAGGTCATGGATCCGAGGGCAAGCCTGTGAAGTATGGCAGTCCCACGTTCATTGACTACAGGGTGGGACGCCAGTTCGGCAATTACATCACCATGTATCCGACGGTGGTCTGGAGCTAATCCTATGGACTTCTATGCTCCTTGTTCCCGCAGCGGCCGGGTGAACCTGTTTCCCACCGGTCAAACCTTCGATTTGCGGGATGAGGTTCACGACACGTTGTTCGGCACGCTGCTCGAGCCAGGCATTGGACAGCAAGTCATGCTCCGCCGGCTGCGCGATCAAACGTGCGCCTGTTGGGACGGTGTCTCTGGTTCTCCTAATTCCGGGTGCCGATACTGCGATGGAGAAGGCTATCTGTGGGAAGAGGACATGCAGGCCTGCTACATGGCGCGCAACTTCGGTGGCGTACAGAACCCTTCCAACGTCATTGCCAACCAGCAGAACACAGCTAAGTGGGGCATCAGCGACGAGAACCGGGCCATCGCCTACTTTGAGTACCTGGTATTCCCGAATTATGAACGTTACCTGATCCCCCAGCATCCGTCGTTCGACAAACTGTATGAACTGAAGGTGGATTTCGATGGAAACCTAGTCCGTCCCCTGGTGCGCACCGGTAAATGGAGCATCAAATCGGTCACTCCCCATCGTGGAGACCAGGGAGCCGTGATCTTCTTTGAGTTGGGCCTGGAGAAAGTGTCGGTGTGATTCGTCCGGATTCCTATACTAGCAAAGAGTGATGGCAATCTTTCTTGGCAATGACGCGCCGTTCTCTGCAGGTCCGAAGCGATCGAGTTTGGCGCCTTTAGACCATCTTTCGCTATATCCGGCTTTCGAAACCTGTTTTAACATGTCGACGGATTCTTTGCAATGGCCCGCCGCCCAGCAACCCAAGATTGTGGAGAGTTACCCGGAGCAACGGGAAGGAAAGTTCGATACCCAGTTTGACGTAATTCTGATGAGTATCGCCGGCAGCCAGATCTCGTCCACCAGCAATAGTGTGGACCGGCGTCCGAAGGGCATCATGATCACCGGAGCGGAGCCTTATCCCGGATTAGACGGGTATCTGCAGGTTCATTCGCACTGGCAGGAAGACGTCAAGGTGCGTTTCGACATCCTGTCCAAGGCTAACCGTAAAGCCAACGAATTGGCTGCCTGGTGGCACAGGACGCTGCTGTTTTACGCGCATTACATGAAGTTCTTCATGGCGCGCGGGGTCAATGATTTCCGGTTCGTCGAACGCCTGGCGGACCAAACCAACAAGGAGTATGGCCAGACCTTGTACTGCCGGCCGCTGATTTATCAACTGCGTCTGGAGCTGGACATCCTGACCAAGGTAAAGACTCTGGATCGGATCAACCTGCACCAGGATGGATCCGTAAGCACGTTAAGTTCTGACGGTTAGAAACCGCATTCGAATGGGAGATGAGCAGAAATGAGTTATAACTACCTACCCGGGATGACGGTCATCACCAACGACGGCGGTTTGTACACGCGGAAGAATCCCACCACCAAAAGCATTCTGATCTTCGGCACCAGCGGTCAGGGTCTCGCAGACCAGGCCTACCAGGTGCTCGACCAGAATCAAGCCGCTCTGGAATATGGTTTCGCGGGATCATTGATCCGCGGTATGTCCGAAACGGCGGTCTACGGTGACAACCTTTACCTGTACCGCATCGGCACTGCACCTGCCGTTTTGTCCGGAGTGGGCGCCGTCTCCACCGGCGGCTCCGATCCCGTAAACAAGGGCATTTCCATCTCTTTCGGGGACCGGTCCGTTAACACGGCCACGCAGTACACCATGTACTACACCGCTGGCATCCTGTACGTTTGGAACGCCGGGCAACTGGTATATGCCAACGACTTGGGTGTGCAAGTGGTGGATACGGGCGATATCACGGTGACTTTGCTCGACACCACGTTCCCCACCCTGGGCGCTACCATAGGCACGGCTAAGACTTTGGCCGGATCGGTGGCAATTGGAACCGCTCCCACGGCCGCGATCAGCGCCACACACACTCCGGCTCCGGTTTATACCGACGCCGTCACGGGCCTCAATCTGACTAACCGTGAGTTGTACATCGCCATTCAGAAAGCCATGGATATCATGGCCGGTTTCGTGGTGAATGAAGTCTACATTCCGAACACCGTGGTGGATGCGCCCAACGTGGCCTTCTATGTGTCCTCGGATGCTTCGACGGCTGTGCACAACCCGTCTGCCAACAGCAATGCGCTCGACTGGCTGCATACCTCCACCGACTCCGTGGGCAACAAAACTTACCGGTGGGCCAGTGAACTGGTGGACTCCAATGGCGAGGTGGTGACTGCGCACGCCACGTGGACCGACGCCGCGGATCGCCAGGCGGATGGTTTCTACGAAGTGAACTTCCCCTATCAACTGGCGCGCTATTGCGCGCAGCAGAGCGAAGTGCAACAGGGCAACGGAGTTTGCATCGGCTTCATCGGCATGAACGGTCCGTTGGCCGGCGCTTCCGGTCTCCTGAACTTCTCCACAGTTAACGTGCGCTCCTGGTTGGGAGCTTTGCCAACCTACAATCCCACTACGGGGGTTGTCACCGCCAGCGGCAAGGGTGAACTGGGAAATCCGTATATGTCCGGTTGTGCCGCAGCGCAATTGAACCTCCTGTGCGCCGACAAAGCCACCGGCCGCGCCAAAGGCTTCTTCGAGAACCTGATTGGCGAATACGATGCCGGCGCGTCGATCGACGAAAACCAGATGCCCATCGACATCGGTGCTTATCTGGTAGTGGCCGGCGAATGGGCCAGCCTGACCAACTCTTACGGTGCCGGATACGTGGGCAGCATCGCCGGGCTGATGGCTGGCTTTGTGGCCCAGTTGGATGAGAAGGAATCCACCACCAACAAACCCGTGAAGGCGGTAGCGCAACTCTATCACCCCACGCTGACGCAACTGGACGCCGCCGCAGAGGTTGGCATCCACCTGCTGCGCTTCCGTAACACTGTCGATCTGCCGCGTCTCTGCCATGGCCAGACTGCCGCTACGCTGAACTCGGACTTCTGCGAGATCGTACGCCAGCGCATTAAAGGCAAAGTGGTCTCCGGTGCTTTCGATGCCGCGGATCCGTTCATTGGAAGTTCGTCAACCGACGGTATGCAGCTGCTCAGTCTGCAGACCGCGCTGAACCACATGATGACGGACCTCCGCAAGAGCGGTTATATCGGCGCTGTTTTCAATATCTCGATCAAGGCGACCCAGGCGCAGATGACGGCCGGCCAGTGCGACCTCTACATCACCTATTACTCGCCGGATGAAGTGAAAAAGATCAACGTGCACATAGGTCTGTCCCGGCAATAACCAATGCCTCTGTTCTCCCGGTTCGGGCGGGCGTTCAATGAAATGGGCGCCCACCTGAAAACAGCTCCGATTGTTGCTGACTTCAAGAAGGCTGGCGTACTGGGCGCAGCAGCTTCCGTGGCTACAGATTACACATCCTCAGCCATAGGAGCTGGAATGCACTGGGCTGTGCACAATCAGGAAGCCGCATTTGCAGCCGGCGCCGGTGGCCGCCTGGCCAGGTTGCGGGCTATGACCGCCACGCCCGCTGTACGCGGAACGTTGATTGGAGCGGGAATTGGCGGTGCGGCTGATATCTTCCACGGCGATAAAGACCGCCGTTTCCGGCATACCTGGCAGGGAATAGGGATAGGTTCAACAGCCGGTCTCGGTTATCAAATGCTGCGGCACGGCGGCAATAACATGCGCACCATGCGCGGATTGCCGGACGCGTTCATGAAAGGATTCCGCGCGTAACTCAACGAAAAGGTTATCTATGAACACACTAAAGAAACTCTTGCTTTCCGGTATGATCGGATTGTTTCTATGCGGCGCGCTCGCAGCGCAGACCGCGCCTGCTCAACCCGCAAGTTACCAGTATGCGATTTCCAATCTGTACCTGTTCCCGTCCTATGCGGACCGCGCGGCCTACCAGGCAGCCACCGGGAATCAGGCGCCTGTATACAACCCGTCGCTTCCGTTGAAGAACTGGGAAGATCCGCAGGCGAACGGCAAAGACCAGACCTATTTGGTATTCGATCCCACGGCGAATCCGCCGATCTCCAATTTGACGGTTCCCGCGGTGGCGTCCAGGGTCAATCTTCCAGGCGCGTACGTGTATCCCGCCGGAGTGCTCGCACCTACTGACGGCATCACCGAATCCGGACCTTTCGGCGGAATCGCGACCAAACCAGATCCCACCGCGGTCTGTCTGCAAAGCGAAGTCCAGGCAGTGGCCACCGCGATTACTCCTCTGTATCCCGGCTTGAGTCTAAATGTTACTCAGCTAGGAACCGGCATGTACGTGATCAATTACGGCACCGATCCGCGGCGCATCTGGTCGATTACTTTCACAGGCGCAAAAGCACCGATGCCCCTGGCGGCCTGCGCTTTGGTGGCCGCGCAAAAGCACGCTGGCGTAGGGGCTCCCGGTCACTGGGGTCCTGGCCCTAGCTGGATTCTGGATCCTCAGGTGACTGCTCCGCCCGCCGGCGCCGTTACGATTCCGACACCCATCCGTGCGTTGGCCAGCAACGAACAGCTGGTGCAGGCCCGTGTTCTGCCGGGCGCCTCGCCGTCGTATGTGATTGCGCGTACGGACATTCCTGATCCGACCGCCGTTACTCCGACGTCGACAGATCCGCAGATCCAGCAAATCCTGGACCTGTTGAACAAGATTGAAGCTCAGTTGCAGGCGCTCGCCGCCAAGTAAAGTTATCGAACTCTAGCTCGAGGCCGGGCAGGCCCGTAACAGGAGAAGAAATATCATGTCTACCACTCCAGGCCTCACGGATGCGATTGCCACCAGCACTGAAAACACTTTTAGCGGCAGTGACATCCGGGCCTATATCGGCCCCGTGCAATTCGCTCAGATGCAGGCCGTCTCATACTCTATCAGCCGAGAGAAGGCGCCGGTTTACACGCTGGGATCTGCGAATCCCCGCAGTTTCTCCCGCAACAAGCGTGGGATAGCCGGATCCTTGGTCTGGATCATGTTTGATCGGCACGCTTTGCTGGCGCTCTGTGCGCAGCTGGGTGGAACATTCTTGGCCGACCGGGACGACGTCAATCCAACGTTCATCACTCCTATTGCGCCGAGCGGCGGATACGTCTCTCCGCAGATCTTCAACACCACGCTGGTGCGCAACGACGGTACGCTGCCGCAGGCTGTGGGTAACGCCGCCGCTTCCCAGCCGCTGCAGGACATGTCGCTCGCCGCGAACTTCAAAGTAGTGTCGACTCCCTGGTATTCCGACCAGATCCTGCCATTCGACGTAACCATGTCCGGCGTGAACGAATACGGCGCCGCCATGGGCATGAAGATCTTTGGGGTGGAAATCCTCAACGAAGGCTATGGCGTTTCCGTAGATGACGCCGTCTCCGAGATGCAGGCTACCTTTGTGGCGCGCGCCATCGAACCCTGGCAGGCCGTGGCGACAAACCTGAATAGCAAGTCGACTCTGATCTAACCAAAGGACAGGCATGTCCTACACTCCTTCGAACAGCATGGATCTGCTGACGGGGGGACTGGGAGGTAGCCCATCATCGCTCACCGGCGGTGAGAGTCTGCCTCCTCCCTCGCAGATCTTGACCGGCGGACTGGCGGCACCTGCGCCTACCCAGGAATTCAGTTCCCTGGAAAGTTCCGGCCGGAGCCTAAGCCCAAACCTCCTGCAAGGCATCAGCGATAGCCAGAACTCTGCCCAGACTCCGACGGCCACCCTACCTTACATTTCCAGCCACGACTCTTTAGCTTCCGCGTCGGCTTTGGGATTGTCCCAACTTCCGTCCGCGCTGAAAGATATTGAGCTGGCGGAAATCGAAGCGGGAAACCATGTCTTTGCCGGCGCGGACATGCGGGTCTATTTGGAACTGCCCGGCAAGAAACTCCGCCAGTTGATTGAGCTTACTACCGTCACGGTTTCCGTGCATCGCGAGAAGTCGCCCGCGCGTGCCTGCGGTTATATCAATGCCAAAGGTTATGCCCGCGGCCGCCGCACCATTGCCGGCACGATCATCTTGACGCAGTTCCAGGCAGACTTCATGCTGCGGTTCCTGGGGCAGATCAACACCAAGGACGAAAGCAAGGACACTCAGATCCTGAAGGTCGACCAGCTGCCGCCGTTCAACCTGTATCTCTACTTCGGCGACGAGTATGGCAGCCAGAGCTACCGTCATATCCTCGGTGTGGACCTGGTGACGGACGGGACTGTGCATAGCGCCCAGGACATGTACAGCGAACGCACGATCTCCTACGTGGCCTCCGACTTCACGCCGCTGCTACCGGTGGAAGCCAAAAGCACTACCGCGCCGAGCGACCCGCGCCTGGCGGCCGTTGAGAAGACTCCTAAGGATATGGTGACTTCCAACATCACCTTCCTCTAATGCCCAACGTCGCCCTCACTACTGTCTCTACCAGCACCGGCAAGCCGGTTCCGGCATCGGTCTATGTCAATGGGGCCTATGCTTACGGTGCAGACGCGCCGGCCGGCTCGCAGGTCATTCCAGTTGTCGCCGGAAAGACCGCGTCGGTAACGGCGATTCCTTTAAATAGCGATGGCAATCCGGACCTGACCCGCACCACCACTAAACTCATCACCGGGCAGAACGCTGCTGAGACGATGGTGATTCCCGACAGCTTGCCCAGTCCGGCAACGCTGAACCTGGAAGCTCCCTCCAACTCGAGTGGCGTCTCTGTTTCTTTGACCGGACCTTTGGATGCTTTCGGCAGTCCGATCTCCAAACAGGGCACCACTGACGACAATGGCCAGCTGACGATCGCGGATCTGCCGCCGGGAGACTACTCCTACTCCGCTTCGCACCCTAACTTTCAGGATCTGGTAGCCCAGCCGGTGTCCTTGGCCGCCGGCGAGACGCAGAACGTCGGCATGCCAATGGTGTCCAAGGACAGCCCGCAGGCCTCCTCCGGCAGTTTGCCCACCTCGGATAACGGCGCCGGCGCCGCGGCCGATGTGCAGATGGCGTCCCTGGTGGACGCGCAAGCGCAGGATGCGGCTTTCGAGCAGATCTACTCCAACACCTCTTGGAACACCTACTACACCTCTGCGCAATGCCGGGTCTACATCGGCGAGCTCTTCATCGACGAGTTGCAGGCGATTCAATTCAACGCACCCAACAACGTCGTCCCGGGTTTCGGCTATGCCAGCCGGTTTGCTGACTTCTGGGCAGACGGCAAAAGCCTGGTACAGGGCCAACTGATCCTGAACTATGTGTCGGAAGCCTACATGTTCACGGTGCTGCAGACGTATCGGAAGAAGATGCTGGCCGACGCTGCCGCGGCGCTTACAGGCACTGCCAAGAACACTTCGGATAATGCCAAGCAACTGGCCAACGCCGTAAAGGCGCACAAGTCTCTACTGGCGGCTTCCGCTATTAACGCTTCCCTCCTGACGGCAGCCAATACCAGCAACGTGGCTGACCGGATCGACACGCTGGCCGCCGGAGGGCCAGAAGTGGTGCGCCAGGCCAAGCAGCAGTTGAACAACGCCGGCAAAGACTACACCTACATGAACGCCATCTACTTGCCGGTGGCTTTCGATATCCGGATCGAGTTCGGCGCCGGCGACAGCCGCGGGTATCGCAAGCTGGAGAAATGCAAACTGACCGGCAACGACCAGATCATCGATCAATCCGGCAACGTTATTGCCGACGTCTACAGTTTTCTCGCCCGCCGCGTGCGATAACCCTTGACGACTAACACACTGTTAGTTATACTAGCAAATGAAGAGAACTCCCGAACAGTTCGTCGTGGTGCATCCACTGGACGATGTGCGGGAGCAGAAGGTAGATACGGACTCGCTGGGACCGATTCGACTGACGGCCGCGGGGAAGATCGCTCTGCTAGTGTTGCGGGCCTATTTGGTGGTGATGATGCTACTGGTAGCCCACTACGTATTTCGTCTGGCGCACTGTTGACGCAGGCCTTATGCTGACTCTCTTCTTGTTTCTCATGCTGCCGCTGTCCTCTTCCGAGGCGCAGCAGAAAGCTGTCGTACGAGAGCAGCAGTACCAGGCTGAGCAGTTGCAGGAGCGCTTTGCTGAGATGCAGGCCAGCATGGGGCAGGTTTATGACGCATTGGACATCTTCGCGGTACGCTACAACGCAAATCGCGGCAAAGCTGTCCTGATCAAGGAAAGCAATGAAGTCAACCGCAAGATGAAACAAGCGATCAAGGCGTGGGAGAAACTGCACTCTTCCGACGTCTGGATCGACACCCTGGAAAAGGAAAGGAACATCAAATGACAGACGGTCAAGAACCATTCGATCCCATGCAGGTCCTGGCGCAGTATGCGGATGCGCCTTCGAAATTAACCATCGACAATTGGAAGGCGCAAGTTCCCAATGGCGTCATCCGCGTCTTCCCCGCCCCAGGCAAGCGCCTATTCTTTCTGCGCGGCATCACCGGTCTGGAGATGCGCAAGTTCCAGGAGAAGGTTCCCGCCGGCACGCCCAATCCGGAAATCGAGTTCCAGGCCCTGGCTCTCGAAGCCGCCTGCCTGTGGACCAACGTCACGCCGGAACGCAAACTGACTGGCGACTTCCTGCGCACCACTACGGCCGGCCTGCCTTTCACCCTTTGGGCCCTGGTCGAGGCGATCAGCGACTTCTTCCCGCCGCAACAGCTCTACGACATGACGTTCGATCTGTAAGGAACTGGCATGAAGATTGATATCGATTCAATCATTGAAACTCCTGAAGGTCCATTCACAGGTTCAGACTGCCGGGTAAAAGCAGACGGAGTGGACGTGCCTTGGTGCGTTGCCGTAGATACTGACCGCATGGTGATTACCTGCGTCAAGGTTCTACCCAATCAGGAGGTGGAACTGGATGCAAATGGTGATGTAGTTGAAGAAGAGCGCCTAGTATCCAACCTGGTTTTATCCTGCAGTAATGAGCATGGTAAGACTGCCGAGCTTAGATTTCCGTAACTATGCGCACGCCGGTCCAAGTCGGTACCTGGCCGCAACTGGGTCTGGACGGAGGAGGCAAGCCCGTTCCAGGTCCAGTGCTGGTGGTTGCCTGGCGTCAACTGAGCTGGAAAGAATATAACAGCTTCCGCTTCCGCACCAAGGACCTGGCACTTTATGCGGACATCTACGACAAGTGCCTGGTAAAGGGGCCGCCGCTAGCCGAAGTTCCCGCAGGCATTGCGTTCTTCATCGGCAAGCAGGAGATTGAGAACTGCCCATTCTCCGGCGAGTTTGCCAGCATCTCCAAGAACCTGCAGAAAGCCCGCGCGCGGGTGGGAGGCAGCTGGCTTCTCTCCGCCCAGGCCGTGATTGCTTCGGTACTGCACTACTCCTTGGACGATGTGACTACCTGGCCGGCGGATGTCTTCTTCGAACGCCTGGCCCAGGCCGAACAACTGACAGGAACACCTCTGAATCCGGAGGATCCCAAACATCCGGCTCCCAAGGGCCCACGGAAGAAGGGTCGACCGGGCACTCCGCAGCCACCCTCTTCCGCAGACAACAAACAGTTTACGTTTACGCAATAGTTCAACCAAGAGAAATGAAACAGCTGATCCGCTTCGCTTTGATTCTATTCTGCTGTCACGCAGGTCTGGCGCAAACCGCGCCGGCTGTTACGAAAGTCACCAACTGGAAACTTACGTCCGCGATCAACGGGACAACCTGTACGTTTGCCAAAGTCGCAGGCTCAACCGTAGGTCTGCAAAGTAAATGCGTATCCGGTGATAAAACCACCACCCTAACCAGCACTCTTACCAATGTACCTGGAGGAAGTCCCAGCCAGTGGGAGCTGGGATGGAACACCGTACTCTGCTATGTGTACGTCAATCCAACAATCATTCCGATGCCGGCGGGCTCTTTAGGCACAGCCCCGGTCAATGGCATTACTTATCAAACTCAAGTGGACGGTATACTTGGACCGTTCGGAATCATGCAGTGGCCCTGAAAGAAGACAACGACCTATGAGACGTGCTTTCTATCTTTTCCTGATCCTTCTAGCAACATGCGTCCTGATGGCGGCGCAGAACACTCTAACTTTATCCGCTGTGACGACCGCCGGCGCGCCCGGAAGCGTACTCACCGTGCAAGTCAATTATGCCGGCCCGGTGGTGGCCGGTTTGGAATGGCAGTTAACCCCTCCTACGGGTTCCGCAATAACCGCGGCCGCCGGACCTGCCGCAACCGCCGGGCAGAAGAGCATTACCTGCCGCACCACTACCTCGGTTCTGTGTATTCTGACAGGAATCAACGCACTTACGATGTCGCCAGGACAGGTTGCAACTTATCAGGTGACATTACCCCTGGTGCTTGGCAGTTACACTTTGTCGATTCCCAGTACGAACCTACTGGGAGCGGACCTGCTGGCCAATAAGATTGCCATCAGTCCAGGCGCCAATCTTACGGTAGTTGTGGTTCCCTCCCGTTACGACTTGAACGGAGACGGAAAACTGGACGCCTTGGACCTGGCGCTGGCCAACGCGCAGATTCTCGGAATATCAGCCTGTACGACCGCGGACTTCAACGCCGACGGCGTATGCGATGTGCGCGACGCGGAAATGCTGATCCTGGCTTCGCTCGGAATGATTCCACAGTAATTCAGATGGCTACGTGAAACGATACCCCAGTTCCGACAAAGTCCATTGGTTTGATGTCGAAACTGGGGGATTGCCCGAACACCGTAGTTTCAATTTCAACCTTAGTGAATTCCAGAAGTGGTCTGCCTTAAAAGGCGACGCTTTCTATCAGCATTCCTACGCCACCTTCCACGCTAACAGCCCTCTCCTGCAGTTGTACGCCACCGATCTTCCACACTTCGATCCGGCCCACGAAAGTACGCAGCAGCATTTAATCAGCGGCACGGCTCCGCCTTCCAGTTTGATCCGTCTTCCGGATAAACCATGGATAGCGGAGAATGGCGAACGTGTGCCTCTGTTGATCAGTGACTGGGCCCGTGAGAATGGCCTGGTCACGGCTTCGCAGACTGCCACACGCACGGAAGAAGAAACCCTGGGTTTGTTCTTTCAGGACCTGGAAGGTAAGATCGCCGCCAACAAAGCCATCAACATCGGCGGATGGAACGTCGGCTACGATCTGGCGGCCATCGAACGGTCTACTCGCCGTTACGATTCCCTGGAAAAGTATCACGGGTGGCTGGGCGCCAAGATCGCGTCCAAGGAAGTCAACGTTGTTGAAGGCTTCGATGTCTTCGGCGAATCGATCATTGAATACTCTGCAAAGCATGCGGAGTTTGCAAAGACTAATCTCCGCATGTTCCCTTCGGGGAAGATCGCTACGTCGCTCGAAGATCTGCGCCGCGTGCCAGGCTGGAAACTGGGCAACATCATTGATGCAATCGGTGGATCCGAGGCATTTAATATCAGTGCCCAGGCCGCCAAGTTTCATGGTGCGTTCTTCGATACCCAGATCACCGCGGCCGCTTATGCCAGGCTGCATGAAGCGCAGACCTCCATCCTCGAAGGTACCGGCGTAGAGGAGGCTTTCAAGCAAGCCGGTTTGCACGGTCCAGCCATCTCGTCGGAAGACTGGATGTCCCGCATCTTCCAGCGTTCCGGCTGGCAGAAGGATTTCCAGCGGGCCGCCAGGGAGGGCGAACGCGAAGCGGGGCTGGCTTTTGAAGCGGTAAAGTCTTCGCGCAATGTACTGATCGGTGCGGGCGTGCTAGGTGGCTTGGCCATCGCCGGCAGTCTGGCCTTCGGCAAGCGCCGCGACCGGCAAACCCAGATCGTCGGTCTGAGTGACCTGGGCCTGGCCGCGGATAAGCGCCACGAACTAACTGACTTCGGTTCTGGCTGGCGTGGGTTGAATGACGATCCTCCGTCCGTCAATCTGAGCACGCTGGCGATGGCCGGTGGCACTTATGGTGCTTTCCGATATTATACTCGCAATCATCCGCAATCCGCGGTAAAAGTATTCAGTGCTATTGAGAAACGCTTCCCGCGGCAGACGCTGAACTACTTCGGGTTCTCGCAGTTTGCTTCCAGTTTCCTTCCGAAGAAACTGGATATCGGCAAAGACTTGTTGCTCAATGCCGGCAACCTGACTCAACTGGGAGAACACTTCCAGAAACTGCTGGGTCAGGATCTCAACCTGGCCGAACTGGCTGTTAACGGTTTGCATTTCGAGCAATCCGGCAAGTCGCCATATATGCGGCTGGCGGAGAAGCCGGAATACAGCGTCAGGTTCCTGGGTTACGATCCGGACGTGCAGAAAGGCGGCAGCCGGTGGGCTGGAGCCTCCTCTCGTTGGAAAGCACCTCTCGACGAGCCCGACAAGTATCTACCGAAGCCTGGCATCGGCGAGACGGCGGCGCAACGGTGGAAGTCGTCCTGGAAGCAACATGTCCTTTCGCAGACGCCCATCAATCCGAAATACGGCATCGAAGCCGAAGGTCTACGTTTCCAACCTGTATTCGCCGAGCAGGAAGGGCATCTGTTTGCCAACCTGCGACAGAAAGCCGGCATCTCCGCCTTAGAACTTGCCGAGCAGCCGCAGAAGCTGTTCGCGCGTATCGGTCTTGGGCTGAAGAGCGGATCCTGGAATTCCGCCGGCGGCCTGGTGGGCAATCTGCTGCTCAAACGGGCGCTGCCGATCGCCGCCGGTCTGGGCGCCCTGGACTACGCGGATTACCTTACAGGCCACCGGTTATCCACCAGCATACTCGGCCTTGCTCCCAAAGCCAACATCGCCAGGGCGGAACTCACGGACCGTCTGCCCGGCGCGCGCAAAGTCACCAAGTGGTACGAACATCACGTGCCTGGTGCACAGTGGGGACCGATCGCGCTGCCGTTGACCGGCATGGTCACCGGTGAACTGATCGAAATGGGCTACGAAGCCCTGTCCGGTATCAAGCTGGCCGGCAAGGCCCGCAAGTTCGGCATGAAGGCCGGCTTGTTGGCCATGATTCCGTTCATCCCCGGAATGCTGGGCAGCCGCAAGACTGCCAGTGAGCTGCGCGACATCTATTCCGGCGACGATCCCATCCCGGTGCGCAGCGGCCGCTGGTGGTGGCTGAACCAGACGCCCTGGAAAGGCGGACGCATCACCGGATACCGGCCGCACTGGTATGCCCGGATGAAGTCGCGTCCCGAGCGCGTCGCACTCTATGGTTCCGAGGAAGAATACTGGCGGCATCATCCGATCCTGCACCCGTTGAAATGGCTGCGGAATCCCTATCAACTGGAAGAAGCCACTTCTAAGAGCCGGCCGTACCCCATGTCGTCGCCGGCATTCTCGAACATTCCCCTGATTGGACCGTTGCTGGCTGCCACCATCGGACGCCTGGTCAAACCGCCGCGGCGCATGCATGAGGCGGAGTGGGACGGGAAAGATTACACGCTCTTCAGCCCGCGCGTGGAACCTCGCGGCCCCAACGGCCTCGCACCGGCCGCGCCCAAGGAAGAGTTTGGCCTGGCTGATGTCTTCAACCGGGAGACAGAGCAGGCGGCTGAATTCACCGGACTCTCTGGATTCCTGGCCAAGACTTTTCTCAACAAGGCGCGCAACAATAACGGATTCGGCAAGACGGTCTATTACGAAGGCAGCCGTCAGCTAACCAGCTGGTCGCGCAAATACTACGATGAGCAGGTCGGTGCCGGCATGGGACCGGACATCGGCTTGGATAGCACGGCAGAGTATTCAGAACCGTTCCGCCGCTTCGTGCAGCGGGACCTGAAGACCCTACAGGCCAATGAAATCCCCAACCAGATGCCCCACTGGTTGCCGGGCAACGACTACATGACGGACTTCCGCACGGGAGATCCGTACACTAAAGTCGACTCCGGCGCGTCGCGCCTGCCGGGCCCGGGATATGAAGCTCTGCATCCGGAACTGAAAGACGTTCCCTTCGAGCAGTATCCGGACCTGGAGCGCTACAAGATTCTGTCCGACGTGGCCCCCTGGTCGAAAGAGTGGTTCATCTACAATACCAAGCTGAATGAAGCCACCCTGCACGATCCGGAGCGGCGCATCGCCTATGAGCAGGTCCGCGATCACGCGCAGGCCTTGAAGGATTCCTCCGAAGAGTTCCAGCATCGCCGCTTCTCCGCCCCGGTGGAGCGTCTGACGGGTGTGGTCAAAAGCGCCACTCCTGCAGGCATCGAGCTCGAGGGTGGCCGGCGCGTGCAACTGAGCGCCCTGGGCATGAAGATGTCGGACCTGTCCGCGATCGCCCTGGGCGAGCAGAACAACCTGACCCGGTCCCAGGCAGCTACCGAAGCGGAACGGCGCCAGCAGCGCCTAATCGAACGCCTGGCAGCGCTGAATGGGAAAACCATCGAGATGGTGGTGCCACAGGGAACCGGCGAGCATTCCCTGCACAGTCGGGCCGTGGTCTTTGCCGGCGGCCAGAATCTGAACCGGGAGCTGATCGACGCGGGCCTGGCGCGCGAGGATCCCAACCTGGCCGGCGCGGAATACCAGGAGATGAGTGGAGCGCTGGGAAAGGCCGTCGGGCGGCTGGGTGAAGCGGCGTCCTTCATGGGCGACCAGGCCAAGCTGAATCCCATGCGCTGGACCTGGGGCCACGAACAGAATAAGTTCTGGGGCAGCCGCGACCCGTTGGAAAAGTACACCTACAACGAGTTATACGGCGCGCGCATGCAACATTGGGAGACGCCACTCAAGAGTTTCGCCAAACCCTGGCTGCGATCACTCTCCCATAAGTTGACCAACAAAGTCGTGGCGCCTTCGCAGGTCCAGGAACGCCGTGATTTCGACATGCTGACGGACGTGTTGGAGTACTTAAGATCCGTAAATACCTATACTAACAAGAAGAGTAGGACAGCCATCGGCGCCGATGTTCTGGCCGACCCGGCTTACCTGCGATCGACCCTATCCGGACGGGATAAGTACTACTTTCCGGAGTTCCTGAAAGAGAACCGCGATGAAGAGCGTGGAAAGATCCTCGAAGCCGTGCCGGAAGACTTCGGCCGAATCCTGCAAGGCCAATGGATCAAGCAAGATATCGAGGTTGCCCGGGCCTCAAACAAACCTGTTCCTGAGAAAGTCACGGAAGGCGGCCGCCTGCTGACTGCCGAGGATCTGGCGAAATACAACGAGTCCAGGGACAGGAAAGAGACGCAACTGAACTATGGCGACTGGCAGCGCTCGAATGAAATCGCTAACTTCTTCGCCCGCAAGAACATTTGTCTGCCAGAAGATCCAGACTCTCCTGTTTACGATCCAAACATCGATTATGAAGACCTTAAGGCCAAGATCATTCAGGAAGAAGGCCTTGACTACCACGACTTCAACATATTCGATGACCGCGCCGCGACACTCTGGCGCAAACCTTATCTTGACGGTGCCTCGCGTGAGTTAACCGCGGGTAATAACAAATCAGTGGACGATTTACGACAGTCTGTGGAAAAGATGATACTGGCCGGCGGGATAAAAGATCCGGATGTGTGGATCACGGCCACCAGCTCCCGCAAACAGCGCCAGAATCTGACCATAAACGTAGAACAGCAGCCGGATGAGGAAATCCTGCGCGATGTGCGGCGCAATCCGGACGCGTATCGGGAACAAGCAGCAGCGTAGAGGAATCTATGACTTTCAACTTCGCCCGCAACATGGCCTTGTTATCTCTCACGGCCTTGTTAGGGTTAGCACAAACACTTCCCAATCCCGAGCTGACTCCTGGCGCGATCGATTCGAAAGTCACGCAGCAGACGATCCACAAGACCGTGTGCACATCTGGTTACACCAAGACCGTGCGCAATGTTCCGGTCCGCATTAAACGCCAGGTGGCGGAAAGCTACGGCCTCAACTGGCCGCTGCCGCGAGGCGCCTATGAGATTGATCATTGGATCTCCCTGGAGATTGGCGGTAAGAACGATGTCACCAATCTGTGGCCGCAACCCCTCCATCCGAAGAATCATGACCCCGGCTTCCGGCAGAAGGATGTGGTCGAGAATTATCTCCACCGGCAGGTCTGCAAAGGTGCGATCGGCTTGCGCGAGGCCCAGGAACAGATAGCGGACTGGCCGGCAGTGTACCAGAAGATTAAGGCCCGGCAATGAAGACCCTCTTAGCCGGTTTGCTTCTGGCGGCCGGCTTGCAGGCGGCATCCTGGCATAGCGTGTGGCATTTCACCGCAGGTGCATTTGCAGCAGCCAACGTCGCTGACGGAGTTTCCTCTTCCCGCTCCGGCTTGGTGGAAACCAATCCTATATTGGGACGCGGTACCTTCGGCGCCCGGCAATGGGGCATCAAAATGGGCGGCGTAGCAGCGTTGTTAGTGGTTCAACATTTCACCCTGCGGCGGCATCCGCAACTGGCAAAGACATGGTCTGTTGTCAATCTTGCGGGAACCGCCGGCATTACAGCATGCACCGTTCATAACATTCGTCTCAAGGAGTAATCTTCATGAAGAAACTAGCGCTCTTGTCTGTGATCTTTGCGGGTGTTGCATTTCCGCAATGTCCTACGGGTTCCAAGTTGACTGAAATCCTGCGGGGCACTTGGCAATGTACACCTCAATCCGGCGGCAGCAAAAGCGACAGTTCCATTCCTGCGCTTACAGCGTCTCCAGTTATATTGTCTTCGAGCGCCAGCTCCACCGGGTACGGAATAGCGGCCTTTGGAGATTCCCTGGTTGCAGGCGGAGCCAATCAGTTGAGTTGGACGGGGTCTTTGTCTACGCAACTGGGCAGGCCAGTCTTTAACGGCGGAGTAGGTGGACAGACCTGTGCGCAAGTATCGGCCCGCATGCTATCGGCATCGGATAAGAAAGGCAGGTTCGTCATCTTATGGGCTGGAGCGAATGATTCCGGCACCAACTTCGCCAGCGTGCCCGCTTGTATTTCCACCATGGTTGCCTTCCTGGAGCAACCAACACGCTTCATGGTGATTTCCATACTGCCCAATTCGGCCTGGGCTGGGACCAATACATTAACTGCAATGCAATCGGTCAACGCGGCTTTGCTGGCTGCGTATCCGCACAATTATTACGACGCGCTGGGGTACTTGCTCGCACACGGTACCGGAACAGGGCAGGATCAGATTGATGTGGCAGCCGGAATTACTCCTACATCTCTTCGTGCCGACAGCATCCATCCAACCACCGCGGCCAATGCATTACTGGCAACCCAGATTGCCAATTGGATTGCAGCGCGGGACACCTTGCAGTTAGGTGCGTTGCCGGTGTCCGCAGTCAGCGACATCTTTGCTTCTCCGCCCGCACTAGGCGGCAGCGTTCCGCAGGCGGGCGTGCATACTCGCTTAGATGTGACCTCCGGAGGGACGTGGAACTTTGGGACCGATCCAGCCACGGGCGGCACGGGTACGGGAATCGCCATCGGCACTAATAATGTGCCGGCGTATCATACGCTTGCGCTGGCGGCGAACTCCATTAGCCTGGGAGTGGGTGGTTACGCGCCTTCAGACCCCATCGATATCCGCTCCTACGGTGTTATATCGATTGGCCAGTCCAGCGGCTACGGCAACGTACTCAACGCCGGCCCCAGCAACACTATCCTGAGAGGCCCGGCGATCTATTTGCAGGCGCCGGCTGGAACGAACATGTTCGGAATCTCCAGCGGCAAGGTTTGCGCAGGTCAGGCCTCCTGTTCAGTTTCCGGCACAGGTATATTCGCCAATAAAGGCAACACGATTCGCTTGACCGACGTGGCTCGCACACCGGCCAGCAGCGCTGACACCTGCAACGCGGGCGAGGCGTTTTTCGATGCGACGTACCTATACGTGTGCACAGCAACCAACACCATTAAACGGTTGACACTCGCCAGTTTCTAAAGCGTAAATGAATCCTCTGTCTAAAGCCTATCGAGCTCTCGGACCGCGCGCGGCGATCGCGGCGGGAGCTACGGCTGTGGTAACTCCCTGGTTCCTCAAGAACCAAGACCGCGGTTATCTGCAGACGGCGGCCTTCACCACGCCTCTGATCGCTGCCGGCTTCACCGCCACTTCCGGTCTTTCTTCCGGTGTCCGAAGCGTGTATGCACAGTTCGGACAGCTGCGTAGCAATACCGCCTTTCTCGGCCAGGCGTATCCAGAACTGCTGCGGGGATTCAATCAGCAGGGCACCAGCGTGCGCCGGGCCATGCACAACTACGTGCAGTCGAAAGGCCAGGACTGGTATGCTTCGATCCGGCCAGCGCAGGAAGACTGGTCCGGCACAGCATTTGACCTGATGGGTAAATATCGCGGCCAGGCGGACGATCTCAGGGAGTCCATTCATAGCCGTGCCGCCGGCGTCAGTGCTAGGGCATTTCAACCGCAGATTGAACAGGACCTCAAGCGCCGCATCTTGCTGTCCCGCGCGGTTGAAGAAGCCCGCCTTTCAGGTCTGACTCCTACGGCTGCGGCGGAGCGCAGTCATCTGTATCAACCCAAACTGAAGACTTGGGATGAGATCGAAAGCACGGTCATGCAGCATGGAGAAAACCAGGACTTCCTGCGCACTTTCGCGCGGCGCGCGCGGCAGATCGACGACCTGAACCTGGGAAAACGTATGGTTGGCAGCCAGCTGCTCAAGACCACCACTTACGAGCGCCGTAATCTTGGGTTTGCCATCACAGATGCCAAGCGCGCAGAAAACGCTCACCTGCTGAAACGCCTGCAGCTCGCAGACGAAGCCCTGAGCAGCAAATTCATCCACAAGGCCGACGTGATCTACCGAGGTGACCAGCCCATAGGCCTGGAGTTCTTCAATCACCGCGAACAGTCTTTCCGGATGCCGCTGATCGGACCCGCAGACAAGGTTATCCCTATGGGCCCGGAGTGGAGCCACCGTGGCAGTTTCGCGCGCATGTGGGACGACAAGAGTGTGCGGCTGCCGGATGAAGTCATCCTGGAGAACCTGGCGGCCGGCAACAAACTGAAGACGGCCAATCCTTTCCAGGCTGCCAAGGAAACCACCCTTGAAACCTTTCAGTGGGGAGGGATTCTGGACCGCACGGACGCTGGTGATATGGCGCTGCATGAAGATCTGAAAGGCAGTGTTTCTCCCAAGTGGGCACTGGCCGAGCGCGCTTTGAAAGTCAATCCCAACCCTTACGGAATTGCCGGCAAGATGTGGGACGACATGACGGATGTTGAGAAGCATGCAGCTGAAATGTCCGCCATGGAAAAGCACAACTTGACCAAGGTGGGTGGCGAAGGCGGCATCGCAGCTGGCAAACTGGAATCCCGCCAGGCGATAGGCAATGCTCCAGGTATGCAACCGTCGGCCACGAATCAGAATGCCGAATACCGGGCCTTCTCCAAGGATTTCTATATCGATATGGAAAGTGCTCAGAACTTTTCCAAGCCGCATTTGAGCTCAACTTTCTACAAGGATGTGCTCGAGGTGGAAGCCAGCGAGATGCCGGAGATCTCCGCCAGCTTTGGCCAGGTGATGCCACAGGTAAAAAGCATGTATGGTGACATCCCGGCGGAAGCGGAGCGCATGGCCCAGGAAGCTTTGAAGGAAGACCGCCGGTTTCTGCTGCAGGCCAAACGTTCCCATATCGACCAGCTGAGTGAACTGGTGGAAAAGGGCAAGACCCTTATGAATCACCCACAAGCAACCAAGGACGTGATCGGAGATATTCAGCGCGACATAGAGCACTACAAACAGCAGATTCGTGGTTTGAAGTCGAAGAAGCTTTCCATGCAGGAGATGCGTCAGCAGTTTGGTACCACGCGCGAATACATGGAATTCCAGGGTGTGCTGCAGGGCAAGTTGCGTACAGCGTTGGGTACGGAATATGAAAACCATCTAACTGGCTCTCTTCTCAAGCACATCCAGCGCGGCGCCACAGCGACGGAGGCGGAGCAGTTGTTGGCCGGCCAGGCTTCTCGAACCGTCATGCATGAACTGGTCACTGATCCGTTGAACATCATTGCGGCGCGTGGATACCAGACCCTGGGTGAAACCATTTTCAACACCGGAAGTGAACTGAGCGGTGTAAAGGGTATGATCGATCGCAAGATCAGTCTGAGTGAGCAATGGGTGAAGCCGGGTGCTGCGCTGAATCCTGGAGACGTCATTGGATTCGACGAGCGCGGCGCTCCTGTAGTCGCTCGCACGGAAAGCACGGTGCAGGAAGTCATCGGAAACGACGTGGTGCTACGCGAGCGTTTCGGCATCTCCGGCGCCAAGGGTGAAGGTCCGGGCGCCAAGGGATTGTTCCATTCGGCGATCTATGGCCGCGAGGACATGCTGCCGCGCCAGGTCCGGCTGAACAACCTGGTGACCGAACTGACCGGAGTCGGCGGCGTGATCCCGGAGCATGTAAACGCCATCGCTTTGTCGGAATACTCCGCCTTGAAGACTAAGAATCCATTTGCCGACCTGATGGAGATCTCAATCGATATCGCGGAGAAACTATCTCAGAGCAAACATATCCGGTCCGAACAATTCCTGGCTGACCTGCAAAAGAATCATCTGATCTTCCGTAATGGCAGATATGAGGAACAGTTCACTGAACTTTATGCTCTTAGCGACCGGCTGTCAGCTCAACGGTATGCGGATCTGAGCCAGAAAGCGGAACAGTATCTGGATGAAATCGGCGGGGAATCTCTTGCCAATCATCCAGTCCTGAATGCCTACCACCGCACGGTACAAGCTCAGCAACGCGCGGGACGGCAAACCGACACCCTTTCCCAATACGCCTTCAAGAACTACCGACAGAGTCGCCTGACTCTCTGGGACCATACCAAGCTGAATAAGCCCAGCCAGACCAAAGTCACCTACGACATGCTGTACGAGATGCAGCGCGCCGGCCACACCGAAGGCATTGGAGACATTCTCGAAAACGTGCGTTATCCACAAGGAGACCCGGCCATGGCGCGAGAGGTGCAGAACTACCTCTCATCCGGCGATTACGTGAACAGACCGGTAGGCGATGTCCGCACTTTGGACAGCATTGAGAACCTGGATTACCGGATAAATACGGTCGAATCACGCACGGGCAATAGCGTTTTCAATCCGGAGACCGCGGCGAAGAACATGTCGATCGATCTGGGCGGCACGTTGAAAGACGTCAAGCTGGGAGAAGAGACAGTCAATCTCCGGTACCTGCCAAAGCTTGGCATGGATGCCTATAAAGGCGGCGCTAACGCTTACGGCGCCGGAGAATGGGGCGCCTCCCAACTGGAACACCTGATGCACGACACTTTGTCGACGGCCGCCGGCATCGATTGGGCCCATCCGGAATCCCAGCAGTTGGATGCGTTGCGCACTAAAGCGTCGAAATACATGAACCTGCTGTCCACGGAACTGAGTGGTAAAAGTGGTGTGATGCGCGCCCCGATGGTTCACCGTAATGGAGTCTACGGCGTAGCGGCGGAGCGATCGAATAGCGTGGGCGGCGCCAATCCTTTCGAAATGACAATCACCCGAGGAGCTGCGGAAAGCATTGAAGATGAGGTGCTGCGCGCGGACATCCTGCGCGGTGAAGGTTACGCTACCTTGTTCCGCGATCCGAACTCCGCGGCTATGTACATGCATGTCAAGGTCGATCCTACTTCTCACCTGGACGTCAACCAGTTTGGTATCCACTCCCGCGCGCGCTCCGCCTGGCAAATGGATCATGACAAAGATTGGCTGAAAGCTCTGTTTGTGACCAAACAGGGCGCCATTGAAGAAGCCAAGAAAGCCATCGCCGACGAAGCCAGCCCGCAGTGGCTGAATCTTAAAGCATCAGAAATGTTCCAGGGCGTGGAGAATCCGGCCAACATCACTGGCCGGGCATTTGAACAGGAAGCGGCCGAGAAGGGTTGGAGCGGATCGCAGAGTTACCTCACGGATATCCGCCAGGAGTTAGCGAAGGACGTGGAAGGCGCGGTGCAAGCCAAGCGTTCCAAGAGTTTCATGAACAGGTTGTTCCACGGTTACACCGGTCACTATTCGAACATGACCACCAGGTTGCAGATGATGCTGGCCAACAGCCCGGATCTGCGCCCCGGCAACATGGACTACTCTGCATTCTCCAGCCTGCTCTACGATGTCCGGCAAACTGCCATTTCCGCCAGTAAAGGCAAGATGGCTGTAGGACTGGAACCGCTGTCCATTCTTTCCGACCTCAACAAGTCGATCGGCAAAGGGGAGGCCGGCCTCGATCAGTTCCATAGCGCCATGGTGAAAGTGGCGGAGACCACCAACTTCAAAGGAATCTTCAACGAGTTCGCGGCTGAGCAGATGGGCATCAACCTGGAACAGGCACGGGACATGCTGCAGAAACCGGGGCAGCCAAGACCCAACCTGCAGTTCGGAGACCAGGCTAACAATCTCCTGCTCTGGACCAAGAGCGCACAGGGCAAAGAGCAGATGCGACAACTGCTCACCAGTCCGAACAACCTGAAGGCCAAGCGCTTGGCCACTGCGCTGACCAGCGGACACCTTAGCGTAGACGATGCCCTAGCCATGTCCCGCATCAACCGCATGT